AGCCCACGCTTCTCGCTCACGGATAGACCCTTTGGCAGATAAGTATTCCTTCGCCCAGTTGGATTTATAGAGTGCTTCCTTTTTAGCGGAGTCTGTGGCAAGTTGCTCAAACGCTTCGGTATGTTCCTCTAAAAGTTCCATCAATCGCATGATTTCTGTTTCTACTTCTACTTGCGAGATGGGGTTTGTTCTTGTATTCACATTTACCTTTCTAGCGCAGACCAATCAACTTTGTCAAGTGCCGAAACTTGTTCTTTCGTCCATGTCCACTCAGTAATTCCAAGTTTTGTCAATGCCATTTGTTCTAAGACCCACGCATCACATTCGTCGTTTCCACCACCACCTGAAAACACAAGCCCCGTCTTTGCCGAAATCGCTGAAATAACTTCTCCCTTGGATGCGTTACCACGACCCGTCGCAAACTTCGCACGGGATGTAGGTGGAACCTCAATGTAAGGTATGCCCAAGTCGTGGAGAAGCAAACGCACAACACCGCCAAGTTCACCAATGCTGTGCGCTTGCGAGTTGCGTGACGCAAACGAGTAGCCCTCAATAACCGCATGGGTAACTTGACTTTCCTGACAAATTTGTGTAAACTGTTGGCGTAAGTCGGATAACCGCTCAACACCTTTGTGCTTAGAAGAAACAACTCTTGTAGTGCCGTCAATAGAAACACCTGACGATGTAAGCGATAAATCAAGACCAACAATACGCATCATTCGCCCCAAGCGTGTTTGGCTAAACCTAAATCAAAAGCCAACTGTGGGTAGTTGCCAATACGGCGATGGCAGTCACGACAAACACACATTAGGTTGTCCTCATCCAAGATGGAACCACCTTGCGACCTACGGACAAGTTCATGGACATCAACAGAGCGTTTACGAACATAAGTAACAAGCCCATCATGTTCAGCAAAAACAGGGCACGCCTCGCAGAAAAGCCGTTCCGAAAGCAACCTCTCAACAAGTGGACGACGAAGTTTGTACTCCGCCTCCTTTTTCTTAGACCGATGCCTCACTTGTGGTTTTGGCCACGGGGCTTCCGATGGTCAAAAACTTCCTGCTGTCCACATTGTAGGCAGGTTGTTGCCCACGGGTAGAAACGCTTCATGTTGCTCGGATGAGGGCAGTCAAGAACATCTTTGACAGTCAAGTTCACCGCATCACGAATCAACTCAGCCATAGAAACACCTCGGCGTTCAGCCGCATCTTTCCAACGGGCATGGTCTTCGTCTGTCGCACGGATGAGAACCTGCTTACCAGCAACCTCGCCGTCTTTTGCGCCCGTCTTGGGCTTACGGGTCGGCTTGATAGAGTCAGCGACTTCGCCCATCGCCATCTCCAAGTTGTCCATGTCTTCTTCGTTCATTATTCCTCTATCACTTCCGCGTCAATAATCTCAGACTCTACCTTAGTCGCATCTAGTTGATGGGAGGTACCAAGAAGTTGATTGATTGTTTCCGCAGGAAGCACACCAGAAGAACCCATGATTTCCAACAATTTCTTGACTTCCTGTTCGGGGTCAAACGCATTGGCTGCGATGGCTTTGTTACCAACGCCAGCAAGAGTCGCACGGATAGGTTCGTCGCTCATGCCAACATCCATCTGAACATTTATGTTGGTCTGTTCCATTCCGAGCAGTTTGCTTCTTCTATCCATGATGCTCAGCGCAGTCTGAACTGCTTTCATGTCGGGCTCTACGGTGACCTCGGTACCGTCGTCCATGCGCACCTTTCGGTGTTGTGTCAATGGCCAAATTGATTGTTGTAAAGCATCTAGTCTTTCCAACTCCATTCGCAAAACTTCGGGATAAGCCAAAAGTGCTTCTGAGTTGAGTCTTTGTAATTGTCGTCGGACTGCCGTACCGACTGCGGCCGTCGTCATCCCGAAACGCCTCGCAATTTCGTTTGTCGGGACTCCTGCCTGACGCATTTTGAAGATACGCAAGTCTCGGTCTGCGAGGAACTCACGGGTGAGTCCTTGATTTGAGTTGCTCATTCGTCTACTTTCATGAACTCCAAGACCTCAAACGGGAAAACTTTCCCCCTCCGCATCTTTGTTGGGAACTTACGCTTATCTCGTGCGCCTCGGAAGTGAGTCACATTGTAAACATAGCCCTCAGTTGCTGTTGGGTCTGGGGTCAATGATAGACCAAACTCTGGCCAGCGTGACCAAACTGCCGAACCGAACGGCCGCAAATCGCGTGAACCCATTGACGAGCCAAGCGGCGCGTGATGTTCCAACCACATCGCACACCCGTAAGCGTCCCGCAAACCATCCAGATACTTCGCAACCTCAATAGCGACAGACTCAGATGTGCGACCACCTGGGTCAAGGAATGCTTTGTACAAAGGTCCGAGGATGAGCAACTCTGGCTTTGTTTCCTCAATCGCTTTTTCCAAAACAGCACGGTCGGACTGTTTGAGCAAATCCAAACCAGACGGCTTGATAAGAAGTTCAGCAAGATTTTTATCGGTATGCCCCAATGCTTTCGCTGCGTTCATGATGTTGCGTGAAGTGCGACGAATGATGCGTTCGGGGTTCTCCAAGTCCACAGTCAGGGTGCGAATAGGTCTCATTTTTGACATGGTGAATGGGTTGATGCCAGCAGACGCACAAATACCAACCTGACGGGCAAGCATTGTCTTACCAACACCTTCGGCTGCGACAACGATAACTCGCTCTTGTTTCTCAATAACACCTGGAATAACCCACTCATACGAGTCGTTATCTTCTTCCAGCAGGAAGTCTTCCCAGTGAACAAGCCTCCCGTAATCAACATCGGCCCCACGAGAAAATGTGTTGAGAAGAATGCCAGCACGGGCCAAGCGGGACTCTTCGCTTATGTCATCACGACGCAATAACAGAGCCAGCCCGCCGAGCAACTCCTCCATGTGCGACTCCGCCTCTGGTTCTGGTTCTTCATCAACGCTAAACGGAATTAGGTTTTTGACGGTCTTGCCATCTTCGTACAAATCAGTTACATCTTTGTAGCCTTCGGGCGGTATCCCCACCTTGACTTTACATCCAGCATCTTGTAAGATAGTAGAAACATCAAGTGCGTGCTTCTTGCCGACCTCATCGTTGTCGGAAATAAGAAACACAGTCGCACCCGCAAGTGATTCGGTGTGTATGTCTAGCCAAGTACCAGCACCATTCGGCATGGTCGTGGCTTCATAGCCAGCATCAACCAGCGTGTCAGCATCCTTTTCTCCCTCCACAAGCCAAACAGATTTCCCGTTCGCAATCGCATTCGCAATCTGAGGCAAGCGATACAGCACACGCGGGACTTCTCCAAGTTGATAATCCCAACCACCTTCGCCGTCTGGTTTTCGTTGGCGAAAAGTCTTCTTCCCGTTCTCGTCTACGAATCGTTGCTTTTGGAAAAGAAGTTCTCCATGCGCATCTCGGTAATCATAAGTTGCGACAAGAGCAAGGCTTTTGTTTAGTTTTTCTGCTTTCACAGGGACTTTGACCTCTGCTTCTTTTTCTTTTGGAAACAAATCATTGGTTGTAATCCCCATTGCGTTACAGATTTCATCAAGAGAACACGGGATTCCTCGGTGGCAAGTTGCCAAAACACGACCATCACGACCTTCACCAATACTCAACGACGGGTTCATGTCGTCGGCACGACACGGACACCGTGCGTACCAGTTAGTCCCGCTTTGCTTTACACCCTGTAACTTTCCCAGAAAGTTGGCGACGACGGGTGAAGCAGAAGAACTCACGGGCAGACCTTACCGCATTCCACCCATGCCGACCAAGTTACTGGCATTTGTTCTTGGAAGAAAATCTCCACGGCATTAGCGAATTCACGAATTTCGTATTGGGCGTTCACATCGGTGCGTAACGAAAGAAAGTTCATCAATGACCGTGCGTTCACAGTCCAGTAAAACTGGGTATACATGGACACAGGCAGAACCATGCGTGCGACTTCTTTTGCCACACCTAAATCAATAAGACAAGAGTAAATTTCGTAAGCCTTAGTGTTTGTTGCCGAAATCATCTCAACAGCACTTGTAGCCAAATCGTCATCAACAGGCTCAAATGTGTATGCGCCTGGTTTACCTACCTGGGTACGAATCGTAGACTCGTCGGGGACAAAGAACTCGTTCGGGACTTCTGAGTATCTGGCGGAAAACTCGTTGTATGAACCGATGCGATGACGGAACCACTCTCGGGCTACAAACACAGGGCACTTGACATGGAAACGAAAAGCGTTATGCTCAAACGGAGTTCCATGCCGTTCCCTCATCAAGAAACTAATCAAACCTTTGTCTTTTCCTGACAAATCGTTGTGTAAATCAGAACTTTGTTGGGCGAAACTTACTCGTGCTGAATTTACAACCGAATAATCATCTGCCATCACCGCATCAAGGCGAACGAATCCTGTTCCAACGGCTCTGGTGTTCATTCGGTAATCTCTCTTTTGTGTAATTGATTTAGTTTGCGGGACACACGCATGGTCTGTGCGCTCATTGCGCTGAGTGCGTGCGGGCTAAGTTGTATTCCTCGTCGTCGTCTTTCTATTTCTCTTTCGCTTTCTCGCATTCCGCCCCAAATGCCGTGCGTTTCGTTTGCTAATGCGTATTTCAGACAAGAAACCAAAACACTACATTCGTTACAAATGTTTATTGCTTTCTTGGATGCTCCATAGGATTCTGTCCCCTTTATGGGGTACCACCAATCGGTTGGATAATCACGACACGCACCTAGCGTTGTATCAAATTGAGACATTATGCTCCCCGCTTACTGCGAGGAAGCATACACACGATTTACGATAGTCGTCAAATTGTGATAATTATTTTCGTCTATCAGCCCGAGGGTCACGGAGTTCGTAAAGTCCACGCTTTATCTTGCGAAAGATGTCAGGTCGTTCACCAATAAATTTTAGTGCTGTTGGGTAGGAGATGTCCCCTATTTCCATTACCTGTTGTGGTGTTACCTGCTCAAACAAGTGGTCTTGTGTCCAGTCAATTATTGACTGATACTTTTCTGCTCGCTTGACAGAAACACGCCCAGCGTTTTCCATCATTTCTAACAGCGTTGGATACGGTACTAACTTACGAATACGGGTTGGTACAACAGCAAGCCACATTGGTCTGCCGTACTCCTCAATAGCGTTAGCGATTATCTCTACCGCCTCCTCGTAGGTTATTTCTGCGTTGTATACAACGATTTCTTCTATTGTGTCGGTCACTTATTTGCCTCCTCTGCGTAAACTCGTGCCCTTGCGGTATAAATGTCTGCTAAAAATTTGTTTCCGTCTTTTTGGAAAAAACGAACATTATTCATGAGTCGCGCAAACTCGGTGTCATTGAGTAATTCCTCAACATCGGAAGCCTTCGCCTGATTCCTCATTACCTGCTCACCCAACTCCACAAGAAGGTCGTTGAGTTGCTTGACGGACTCTCGTGTGTCATGCCATTTCATGTATGTGCTTTTCATTTTTAGTAGCCCTCCTATGGCTATTTGTCTAACGGCTGTAAACCGATAAACTAAGAATAACACATGGGTGTGTCTTAGTCAAATCCAGCCAAACGATACGCTGTGGACAAATCCATAAACACAACCACATACCTCGCCTCTAACTCGCCGTCATCTCCAACCTCAGAAACAACCTCAACTGCTTCGGGGGACAAACCCAAAGCCAACACCAGACCAGCCCGCAAGCGTCCCGCGTCAATGTCATGCTCGGCATCGGCGTCGTACCACGGCTCTTCTGGCGGGACTTCCAGAGGCATTGGTTCCAGAGTAGCCAAACTTTCTAGTTCCTTCTGTTTTTCCTCCGCCACCACGCACCATGAACAAGCAATCTTTGGCGCAGAACTCGGTCGCTTTCGCACTTCGGTATGACCACACGCAAGGCGATGTCGGTACTCAACTTTTCCCCATGAGCCCGTTCGGTCTATGGACAGGATGTCTTTTTGTGGTGCTTTTTTTAGATTCATTTGACTTTGATACACCCCTTTTGTAAGATGTAATCACCTACTAGATGAAGGGAACATCATGGCAGAAGTCGTTTACGACTACACCGTTGAGTTCGTAGACGATGATACGACAATTAGTATCGTCATCACGGAGGAAACAGCAGACCTTGACCACGACGACATTAGCAAAGAAGCAGAAAAGCGTCTCTGTGAAATGTGGGGAGTCAAAGAAATACCATCAAACTACTCCATTGTGAATGTTGAGGTTCACGAAGTAAAAATCTAAACACGACAAACTGACCCCTGCTCCTAGTGAGTGGGGGTCTTTTTGCTTTCCAAGTACTCCTTCGCCTCGGAAACCGCCCCTTCTAGGTCGGCTGACCAGTCAAACAACAACTGCTCTGACCACTTCCTGAAAACCCACTCGGGAAACTCACCCTTGTACGCCATCTCCTGAGTAAACGGCTCAATCTCCTGAATCTGCTTCTGGATTTGATTCGCCCGTGTTTGGAGCGCAACCTGCTTCTCGTGCCAGTCCCGCACACGCTCTGACAGGTCTGTGCGCAGCGGGGCTAATACGCCAACCTCAGCCAAGTACGCTTCACGGATAAACTTGGGCGGGAGCAGTTTGACGAGTTCTTCGTCTGGGTAGCGTTCGGCAGAGAGTGAGACAATTAGATGAAGAATGTCTCGTGGAAGAAGTTCACTAATCATGGGGCGAACATTAGTACGGTGTCGGCGGTCTGTCTAGCACGATTTGACTTTGATACACCTGTCTGGTATAATTTATACATAACTACTAGATACACCTTAGGAGGTGAACTAAATGAATACACGAGTAATGTTCGCAGGAGACATCCACGGCAACAAAAAGCACGCACAATGGTTGTTCAACCATGCGAGCAAAAACAAGGTAGATGTCATCATCGCCTGTGGTGACTTTGGGTACTGGACACACATGAAGCACGGACAGACATTCGTCAAGTTCGTCGCAGACCGTGCTGAGACGCTCGGTATCAAGTTCATGTGGGTAGATGGTAACCATGAGAACCACGACATTCTTGATGACCTTGTGCGGGCTAACGGGCGTAACAACCCAATCCCTACACCTAACGAGTGGTTACAGTACATTCCTCGTGGATGTCGTTTCACTCTCGGTTCCAAGACCTTCATGGGTTACGGCGGTGCGTGGTCTGTGGACTGGCAACATCGTGAACTTGGCGTTTCGTGGTGGAAGCAAGAACTAGTGAGTCAGTACCACATGGATGCGTATGTAAGCGACGAACCAGTTGATGTTCTCATCACGCACGAAGCACCATACGGAAAAGAAATCTCTTACAAAGACGAACTTCCAATCTCTGTTGCTCAGCGTGAACTAATCCTAGAACTACAAAACAAAGTCAATCCAACTCTCCATGTTTGCGGTCATCACCACACACGAGAGAACTGGCAGTCAGGAATAACTGATGTTCATGTTCTTGGCAGAGACACAATGGAAGATGAGTCCGTGCTCATTATTGACATTGACTAATCCCCCCAACAGAAAAACCCCCTGACAATCGCCAGACTGTCGGGGGGTTTTTCTATGTCTTGGTGGGGGTAAGCCTCCGAGATTTATTTAGAACGGTTCGTTGTCCTCAACAACAACCTTCTTAGAAAGTTGCTTTGATGCTGGTGCTTGTGTGGGGAACTTCTTCGCTCCGTCTTCCGAACGAGGCTTGCGTGCTACCGATGTGAGACCACCGACTCGTGCGCCGATGTTGTCAGCGAGAACCTGAACACGAGACCGCTTTGCGCCAGTCTCCTTGTCTTCCCATGTCTGCTGTTCCATGCGACCGACAACGATTACGCCCATCCCTTTTTCCAAGATGTTTGCGCCTTCCTCGGCAAGGTTGCGCCATGCCACGATGTCAAAGTATGAGGTCTTTTCTTGACGCTCACCTTCTTTATCTGTCCAAAATTCGTTACAAGCAATGCTGAATTCCAACTTGCCAGAACCATTCGTCATGAATTTTAGGTCTGGGTCGGAAGTCAGATTTCCAATAAGTGTTACTTGCGTAGATGCCATACTAATGCTCCTCGTCTGTGTGAGCCACAGAAGTCCCGTGGTTCACGAGAAACCCTACCAGACTGTGATACAAATGTCAACATGAATGAGAACGAAGCAAGACTGCGAGTACACGGGGCTATTACGGAAGTTTTAGTGGCGATGGCTGTTGATGACGATGCGAGTGACGAAGAAATTGAGTCCTTGGAGGAAGAAATGTCGGAACTGGCTGATGTAATCATGGAAGACATCGGCTTGGAAGTGACCTCGGTAAATGAGGACAAATCTATCAATGCTGTGTTGCGTCTGTTTACAGATGAAGATTTAGATGAAACGGCGTGATTTTCTAGCAAAATGTGATGCGTGTGGGTCTATGTATGACCCAGACCAAGTGGAACACATCATAGTAGAGGGTCACCCGTTACAGAGTTGCTTGGTCGTTCCCTCCCCAGTACCTCCCGAACAGCACGGGTTAGATAAGTTTGACTGAGAGCGAAGACTTCTCTCCGTAGGTCAGACATTGCGGTAGTCCCGAGAACTTTCTGCCAGATGTCGTCGTCAAACAAATCGTATGCGCGCATCAGGTAATCCTCAACTTCGTACTTCTCTAATAGTATTTCCATGTCCCATCCTTTGCGTCGGCTGAGATACCCAACCACCGATACGGCAGAATAATCATCTCCGTGTTTGTCAAAAACTTTGTCCAGCACTTTGGCAACTTCACGGTTCACTTGTTTCTCTTTTCTGTCTGCCTCAATAAAGAACTGACTTATCATAAATGTAAATGTCAATTCGGGTGACGGCAAATCAATAGGTACTAATTCGTCTTCCTCATCGTCGTCAAAGTCTTCGTAGTCGTACATCGTTCTCCGTTCTTTACCATCATAAACGAAAAGGGTGCCACTCCACTAGGAAGCGACACCCTTTCGTTCGGTTTATTTAGACGAGAGTCAGAACTGCGTGCTGAGCCTCAATCTTCTTTCGGGTAACCCACGAGTTGTCATCCATAGAAGCCTGTGCCATCGCAACCTTGTCGTCGTCACGGTAGTGGTCAAGGTACTCCACGATGGAGTTGTAAATGCTCCATCCGTTGTAACCATAGTTCTTACCGTTGCGTTCATTGACATACAAGCCACGAACAAGTTGATTTATTTCATCACGGTTCTTGCGCTGACGGTCAGTTTCGTCTTTCTTAGGTACGAATACTGCGTCAATCACTCGGTCAAGCGAGTTAGAACCAAGTGGAACTGGAATAGTAAGCATACGCTCAGCCATTGACTGAAACGACTTTGCCCACTCAACAGAGATACGCAATGCTTCATTCGCATCTTGTATTGCTGTATCCACATTACGAGTGTGACGAGCCGTGAACATACGCTCTGCGTCACGAAGCCCCATGATGACGGTGTTCTGACATACAGCACGGATGTCGGTATTTGCGTACCGAATCGGCCATACGCCGTCGTGACCTGTGCTTACCACTAAGTAGCGAGCAATGCGGTCATTCACACCCATTGGGTCAATTACGAGAGTTCCAAGGTCAATCGTGGAGAAGAAGCGAGCACCGTCACGAAGAACACCGCAGGTGTCAATCACAGCGTCACCGCCTGTTGCTCCGACAACCGCAAGAGCACGCTCCATCACTTCACGGTTCTGACGCACTTCATAACGAGTGCCAACCGTTGCTAGTGAGTCGTAGGTGCCGTCGCCGTTGTCTCGGATAGTTGCCCGACTGTCATCAATCAAGACTGGACGACCGTCTTTGTCTGTAATTAGTTTGCCGTCGTCGTCCACCGCAGCAACCTTGGTGAGTATCACCTGATAGTCAGCCTGCGCCGCTTCCAACATTGCGTCAAGTGTTTGGAGCCCTTTCATGGGTTTTCCAAGTCTGTGCCAAGGTACTTCACGGTCTGCGTATGCGAACCGTGCTTGCCCTCCTGTGATTTCTAGGTCATGTGCCATTATTACTGCCTTTCTGTAACAGTTGTCTAAATCTAGTCTTACGACTGATACGGACAAGTTTATCGGAAAGAAAGCAGTTTGTCAACTCCTAAATTTCACCAAATACTCCATGGCGACCAACCGTAGTTGTATCGGGCTTTCATGAGGGCTTCTGTCCATACATAAAAGCCAGCACTCAGGTTGGTTGCGGGGTCAAACAAGTCGGCTTCGTTCTTGATAACTTTTTCAGAAATCAGTTTCTTTATCCAGAACCCGTTGATTTGGAGCAAGCCCCGCGACCCGCCCTCGGGGTCTTTGCGGTTAGTCGCATTTGCGACACAACGGGACTCTCTCCACATCAGGTACGAAACGATGCTGGTTTGGTTTTTAGGGAATCCTGCGTCGTATGCGAGTTGCTCAAACTGCGGGCAACGCTTGGTTGGCGAAGTGGGAATCTTTGTAGGTCGTTTTAGTTTCGGGTTTGAAGGAGACAAGGCTCGTAATTTGCCATGTTTCATAATAAATCTTTGATGCGCCGCATAAGTTATTGGCCCATAAATGAAATCCTGTCTGACTCCGAGGACTGCTTGGAGGTCACCGACCAGACGGCCCTTCTGGCCCCATCGGAACTGCTGCTCTACCACGGTTTCTGGGGTGTGTTTGACCAGCGAGGGAGTCCCGCCAGCGCAACCGAGTGCGCCCCACCCGTTGAACCCAACGGGGCTACGGAAGAAAGGTTTTTTCTTCTCCCTATCTTCGGTGCTGAGATACGAGTTTGTTTGCCAGCCAAAAATAGCAATGTTGTTGGCAACTTGGATTTGTTCTTCACGGGTTGCTTTGTCGGGGGTTGATGCGAATTGTTTTCCGCCAAAACCTGTCCATGTTGAGCGAGCGATTCCAAGTCCGCCAGCCCAGTTTCCGCCGTTTTTCCAGTTGCTGTTAGTTTCGCATCTGGCAAGTTCGTCCCAGAAAGATTCCATTGGAATCGGCTTGGGGTACTTCACCAAAGGAACTGACGGGGCTAGTGCGACCGATGTTTCTGTTTGTGTTGTTGGAGTAGGTTCAGTAGTTGTTGCGCTAACTGGTTTGTTGGTAGTCATCGTTAGCAGTATGACTGAGACAATAGAAGTCCCGATGATTTGTTTTTTCATGTTTTCTCCTTCGCTAGGGGGATAAGGAGCGATGTCTGTCGGAAGGTAGTTAGGCGCAGACAACGCTTTCTATGTCAAGTAGTCACAAGTCAATTTTAGATGACGGTGACGGAAAGCGCCACCCCCCAGATACTAACTATTGTTAGATACAGTAGGAATACCCCTAAAACAAGGGTATTTTCACCACAAGAAATTGTTAGATAAATACTGGTTTTGTTGGCGTTTTAGCCACAATTAGGTGAGGTAGGTTACCGTTTAGAATCGCCTTCGTAAACAACAAGACCACGCCCACACTTTGGACATTCTCCGATGTATTTGACTTCCCACCAGCCTTGCCCTGATGATGACTCGGAGTAGCAATCAACTTCCCCCTCAAAGTCACAGTACGGAAGACCGTCTTCGTTTTCTTCTTCTTCGGATAATTCATTTATTTCCGCACAACAAAATGTGTGGGTCGTTTCGTTGTCGTACATGTCTTGGTATGGTTTTTCTAACCAAGCGTCATAATCAAGTGACATTTGATTTCTCCTGTCTAATAGGTATGCGTACATAATACCAACTGGGTGTGTCACGCTAATCCCCGCTGGGTGAACAACCCAATAAGCGCAGACC